GCCGTCACCCTGGAAGTCGAGATCGTAAATCACGCCGGTGCCTACGGAGTGAGTCACACCCGCAAAAGCTGCGGTCGTCGGAACGAGAATCGCAAACCCCTGGAGGTAGGCGCCGTCGCTGAGCGTGACCACATGAGACGCGGCAGCGGCAGACCCCACTGTGGTCGCAACGAAACCGCTCTGGCCGATCAGTGCGACTCCCGTCGGAACGGTCAGGCCCGTCTCAGCGTAGGTACCCGGCCGGACCAACACGACGTCGCCGCTAGCCGATGCAGCCAGGGCCGCGCCGATCGTCAAGTATTGGAGATCCTGGCGACCGGATACTGCCGTCCCGTCGTTGCCGTTGACCGCGTCAACCCAGAGCGTGTTGCCCGTATCAACGGCCGCGCTGCCTGCCGCAGTCTGCGCCTCCCACTCACCTGCAACTGTGTTGAAGGTGACGACCTGGCCGCTGGTCGCACCATCTTGAGCTAGCTGTTTGAGTCGGAGCTTGGGCATATCAGCTCAGGTAGACCGCGATCAAGACATCTGTGGCATCCATGTCCACCGCCGTCCCCGTAGAAGCGAGCCACGTAATCGTGGTTCCTGAGAGCGTGTAGTCAAAGGTCGCGCCCTGCTGCTGTTGGAGACCATTCAAGTACAGGGCGACCGACGCATCGCTGATCGGTGTGTTGTTCAGCAGATCTGCCAGAGCAGTATCGGAGCTGGAAATCACTTCGGTCGTAACCGCCTCTTGCTGCGGGGTGTCGTTGACTTCGGCACCTGTGGCGATCCCGTCGAGCTTGGTCTTGTCGGCGCCCTCCATGAAGCCGGCCGCGCCACCTGCGATTACAACCGCATGCTGTGTCCCGCCGCCGCGAACTCCGTGCTGTGCATCAGTTGCTAGGATGCCCACTTGGATATCGGTAGCGTTGACCGTGATGCTGCCATCGGCATTTGCACCGACATCCAGATCGTTGACGTTGAGAACGAGACCCGCGCCCGCTGCGCGGGGGGTCCCTGCTCCAATCTGAAGTACGGTCAGATCATCAGTGCCTACTGTGGCTGACCCCGAATCGTTTGTGAGCAGCCAGAGCGTATCCCCGTTCGCGGTTCCCTCTTCAACAGGAAACACTGCACCCGACTGATCAGAGCCATTCTGGAAATCTGTGGTCCGACTCCACGCGCCCGCCGCAGTGAGGTAGAACCCATCTTCGGTGACCGTAGTTTGATCGAACAGCGCGACTCGGTCACCGGGAGCCGTGGTAACGCCATCAACCGTCTGGTTGCCGCTCAGTGTCCCCACGTTGCCGGTAGATTTGAGCCGGACGCTGTCCTTCGGGTCGCGTAGGTTCGGATCGACCAAGGTGTCCAACTTGGTCTTGTCGGCGGCCGACATAAACCCAGCTACGCCCGTCGTCGCCGCGCTGTGCAGCGTTCCGCCGCCCCGGCTGCCGTGAGCGTGGGTATGGTCGGACCGCGCTAAGGAAGAAGCAACACCTTCTGCATTCGTTGCATCGGTCAGCTCAACCGCTGCCGCAGTCGAGACGTCATGCTTGTGGTCCGCACGAGCCACCGTCGTAGCTGCACCCGCTGCCGCAGCTGCCTTGGTAACATCCGCGGGGGCTGCTGGAGAGGGGAGGGAGTGCTGGTGATCCTCCCTCGCCAGGTTCGAGGATACCCCTTCAGCCGCCGCATCCCCTACATCGATCTGAGCTGTAGCTGCACCGGTGGCGACTGCATGCTGGTGATCTCTGTTCGAAAGGCCAACGGATGTGCCACCAACGGCGGCATCTCCGGCATTGACCGTCGAAACTGTGCCGGTAGCAGTCTCCGCCTGTGTAGACGTGACCTCCCCATCTGCGATCTGTTTTCCACGGAGCTTGGGCATTCGTATCTCCTACTGATACCGAGCAAGTAGTTTGTCAGAACCATCGAGCGAAAAGAGGGTGTTGAGCCAGGTCAAGGTGACCCCGCTAACGGTGTAGTCCACGGTGTCGTCATAGACTACGCCATTTACATGTAATGAAAAAGAATCAGGGTCACTAACCGCAGCGGAAAGGAAGAATGTAATTTGACCTAAGGCAGGCGTGAATTCGTCTTCTGCCCAAGGTGAGCTTCCGGCAACGTCCGTGAAGCTAACGGGCGTTACGCTACCTGCCCCTGTTTCCCACGCACCGTCCGGTCCTGTTCGCATAATAGAAACAGTGATTTTAGTGATTAAACCAGCGACGCTAGAGTCAGTGGCAAATTGCGTTTGGGAAAAGTCTTCTACGGGGGCAGATGTGCCTACACCACGTATCGTTAGCACGTTGCCTACGTGAGATAGTACCTCAAAGAGACCGTTATTCACTGCGTTTGTTGCGCCACTCAGTAGAATAAAGTCCCCGGCAGCGTAAGTAGCGGCGCTGGCTGTCGCTACTGTAGGGTTGCTTGTGGCGACTACTCCGGCAGTAAAACCGGGAGCGGCAATGGTGTCGGTAACTACCGTGGGTAGGTAGTTTACTACTAAGCCCCCCGTTTGGGCGGATACGGCAGTGTACCCATCGTTTAAAAATAGGTGGTTATCCTGTATCCGGACGATCTCTTGTTCTAAACTTGTTACAGCGCCCTGTACGGCAAGATTTCCTTGTATCTCTACGTTATTCTGGAGCTCTACCGTCGCACTAATTTGTATATTGTCTGTGCTCTCAATAGATCGATTCAGAAAAGGCGTGGACGAGTCCAGTATCTGAATATTGTCGGTTTGGTCACCAGCCATGAGAGTACTCTATAGATATTTGCGCGTTGGGTATGTGGGGGGCATGTAGGGTGTACAAAGTACTTTTAGGGTACTCTTGATACATACTGCGGTTTGATTAGCACAGGGGGTGTTGAGGTAATTCCGTCGGCTCCTTGAAGTATGCCTATAACATAAATTACTTCACCTGAAATTGAGGGTGGCGTTAAGGTTCCAATTCCGGCGGTAGTAGTTATGAATACATAATCGCCGTTTGCGGAAGCAGCAGGGGCTGCTCCAAATGTTATAGGAACCAGTGTTCCGTCTTGCGCTACGGTGACCAGAGCTGCTGGGGCTGCATTGGTTGTGGCAACGCCAATAGCGCGCCAGTCATCTAATGCGAAAGTAGAGGACGCCTTAACAGCGTCACCGGATGCGTCTAGCGCTACTACGCTGCCAATGGTAAGAGCTTCCCCGGCAGTAAAGGTGAGGTTGCCTGCACCGGGGGCGCCCGGGGGTCCAGGGGGCCCGGTAGGACCTGAGGGGCCAGCAGGACCAGGGGGGCCTACAACACTGATACGACTGGGGGGTAATTCAGTTCCTGGGGGGATATTAGAGTCGTCTAATAGCTCACCTCGGCGCATGGAATTGATGGTCGAGTCTACGAAGAAACCTGCTGCGTCGATATTACCTGCAGCGGCGCGCATAGCTACCTGCTGCAGCAAGGGACGGATCGGTACTTGAGACCAACGAATCCAGAACTGCACCTCGAAACTAACAGGTGTGTTCCACTTAGTCTGGTCTCGCTCGTAGGGTATTGTTTGGCCTAGATGGGGGTGCGTGAAATCATAGAAACCAAATTCGCGTTGAATAACGTCTTGTGACGCCAGCAGCATATGCTGCGTGATGTCACCGATGAGTGCGCTGGTGCCTTCATCATTAGCAACGCAATCCATTTGTATGGTGACTGTGGTGATGGCTCCAAAGCCTTCACAGTGGTCTGGCAACCTAACTCCAACACGGTCACCGATAACAACCTTGGAGGGCACGGTTTGGAGGCGATTGATATAAATTGCGGGGGTCTGGCTACGGCTCTCTGTCTCTTCGTTGAATCCTGCCTCGATGAGGATGTCTGTTTCAGTGATGTCCGGGTTCCAGATCCACGCCAATCCACTGTCGTGGCGGAACCTCTCACGCATTATTTCGATGAAAATACCTTGAATGGCGAGGGGAGACCCTGCAGCTATCTTGAGCTGGTTCTGCGCCGTCTCAGGGCGTACTTGACTATGATCGTGGCCAGCCATCAGTAGATGATAGGTGCGTGGTCGAAGTTGGCGGGTACGCGGTACTCAACAGAGTCACGGGCGAGCTCGGAAACAGTGAGCTGTTGGTGAACAGCTACTGCCTGCATCTCGGTAGCATGACGGTGTAGTATGATGTACCGCTTGTTCTGTTTGATATCGACAACCACGTCATCACGTTCCACTTCAGGGTAGTCCAGGATGGTGAGCCTTTTCTGGTTCACATCGGACTTACCCTGTGGAGTCATGGTGGTCTGTACGTTCTGCACTCCTATACGGCCACGTATGCGCACAGGTAAAAAGTATCCCCCCTCGAATCCGGTGCCGAAGCAGGTGTCACACTTGGTGTCTGTGACCTTTTTCGTGAGAGGATCAAAGCAATCCCTGCAACGCAGGCCCCAATGGCGGCGCTTGAGCACAGCCAGATCAAGACTGTTGAACTTGAAACTAACACCAAGGTCACGTTGCATTTTCCGGCGTAGCAACATGAGTTTGCGCGAGAGGTTGTCGGGGCCAACCACACGTATCTGCTCAGCCTCAGTACCCGTTGAATCTGTTGCAGTTACTTTGTAGTAAACTGCACGACTCAAGGACATGAAGCTCAGGTTCTCTCGTGTGTCATCCGCGTCGGTGGGTACAGGTGCGCTGCGGAGGTCGTCGAAGAAATGAAAGTCTTCGAGGTTGTCTATTACGAGCTCGAACGGTCCTTCGGGGGAGCCGGAGCGTTCAAGTTTGAACTTTGCGATTACTGTGGGGGGTGTCGGGGGTGGCGACACGGTCCACTGTACAAAGATTCCGGTGTCTTCAGGTGAACGATATACCGGAGTGGTACGCGTGATTTGAACTTCCATTAGACACCCGGGCTCTCAGGCAACGCAGAGGAGTTACCCTCCAATACCCTACTGCTCATCGGGTTGTCGTGGAAGCGGAACATCCGGTCGATGGTGTCCGAAGGATCTTCAGGGTTGCCCCCCTTGATGCTGCGCATACCTACTAGGCTGCTGTGTGGAAGTCCTAGATGGTCACCGGGTACTTGGTTGTGGGTAGTACCGGGACTGACGTCTACGAGCCGGTCGTCGTCTGACTGGAAGCGGTTGGAGGCAGCCTTAGCAAGGCGAGCTTCAGCAGCGTCGTAGGCGGGGCCACCGCCTTTACCCCATTTGTGGCCGTAGCCTATGCCGGGGATGGCAGCTGCAGCGATACCCGCGCCGGTAAAGTTCCTCCCGAGGCGACTTGCAGCTGCTATTTCTGCTGGATTTGGAGGACCCTTTGCCACGGCTCTGGCTATGGCTATGGCGTTGGCCTGCGCGTTACCACCTATTGCTCCACTTCCACCACCTACGAGGGCACCGCCTGCTCCGCCTAGGAGTGCTCCGCCTAGACGGTTTCCTTCGCCAGCAGCTAATGCGCCGCCTGCTCCGCCAACCACAGCACCACCTAGTGCACCTTGGCCTGCTCGGAGTAATGCGGGGTTGACGCCTGCCACCTTCTTCTGCACGCTATGCAGTGTAGCCAGCACCTTCCGTTCGAAGTCCTCGTACTTGATGGCCTTCATGCTGCGGAAGAACCCAGGCTTGTCGTAGTGCTGGGCGAAGGCCTTGCGCGCGGCGGTAGCGGAGCTGAACCCAAGCATGCACTTCTGCTCATCGACCTCGGTGAACTTGGGTGGCTTGTTGGTAGTCACCACGTAGACGTTCTTGGCATTCTCGTGGGGACCTACATAGCAGTCTACGTGGTCACCATCCATGCCCTTGGTCATACGGATATATCCGTAGGGATACCGCTGTACAGTTTCTCCGGCTCGATCTTCGTGGGGATCGTACCACTTACGCACGGAGCCCTTACGGTTCTCAATACTTATGTTGAGATTACGAAACTTACGTCGTGCGTGCAGTTTGTAGGCTGCAGCTACCTTGGCACCTGCACTCCCAGCAGCCCCAAGAGCTCCTACTCCGCCTGCTATTAGAGGCATCGCCAGGTAACTGGACTGGGGGAGTATGAGGTCTTTGACGTAGTCGGACAGATCTTCGTCAGTAGCGCCTAGTTCTTTGAGGTGCTGGTAGCCACCGTAGTCCGCCATGCCTTCGCTGATTAGCGTGGGGGCTGAAAGTCCTAGGGCAGCAGCACCTACCCCCAAGGCTTTGGTTCCGTGGGGGAGATAGCGGCCTGCCATAAATGCAGTCGGAGGTGCAGCTATCTGAGATAAACGAGCCGCGGGGTGTTGGGTGAGTTTGCCTAGCGGTGTTTCTTCGAACTTGGCGTGACCTATTTCATGGGCCAGTATATTCGCGTTGGGGTCGTCGGGGTCGACAATGATCGAGGGTGACTTAGGCAGGTCAGCATGGTCTCTGTTCAGGAAAGCTCCCCCACCTACCCGCTTGGCGAGCTCGTGGCCCTCCACTGGGACAGGTGAGCTATCCTTTACCTTGGGGTACGCCATTGCAGCGTTGAGACCGAGTCTCTGTACAAACTCCAGGTCTTTGACCTTTTCCTGAACGTCATCGTTTCTTGCTAGGGTGCGCGCAGTACCCATAGCTGTAGAACTCGCTAGGCGGGTATTGTGACTCTGTTGGACGCCGGCAGGGAAAACATGTGCGTCGTTGTGAGGATCACGGACGACATGACGATCATGCTCGTTCATGGCCGTATTGGCTTGGTGATGCGGACTTTCGTTCGTCCGCATACGCTCGCCTCCAGCGTCTCCCGTTGCCGACGAGATTGTGCTGTACATGGCGTCCCCCATTTCGGGTTCGGCTGCGAGCTTCACACACCCAGCATCAAGAGCTGCGCGGGCAAGGCCTCTCTTGTAGAAGAAGTCCGACACTATTGGCCTCGGATCTCATCCTTCGCCCATGGATCAAGTCGTTTACCAAACCACTTGGGTTTACCCTCTTGGAGTATTTCGACCAAGTCGTAGAACCATTGGGGTACTAGATAGGCTTCGGGTAGCTTTCCCTCAAGGATTTCGAACCCTTTGTTCGCATCCTCGAACTTATCTTTCATCCCGCCCTCGGCGAGCATCACCATTACTTCGGTGCGTGTCATATGGAGCTCCCCATGGCACGTCTTTGTGGGGATCCAAAACCGGCTGCAGAATCTGCGCTGGACACATTGGTCTGGAGGGAGTGCTGCAGGTTCATTCCAGGAGGCTTATCTCCCCGAGGGTCAACGGCACTGGGCGCTTTTCCCACCCCAGGTAGTTTGGGGGCTTGTGGCATCTGAGGTGCTTGTGGCGGCTTAGGCGCTCCAGCGACACCCATCATGGATGTAGAGCTCGAAGGCATACCGCTAGTCATTCCGCCAAGCCCCATCCCGGCGGCGTACTTTGAGCCATGGGGTTGGGTTAGTGCGGGCTCATCGGAGTAGCTCTGGTCGTAGTCTTCATTTGCTTCGAAGGCGCGCTGCATGGCGCTGGACATGTGCTTGAATCGATTCGGGTCTGCAGCGTCGTGGTCGTAGCCGCCTTCGCCATATCCCGCGTCGTGGCCGTAGGTACCATCTCCTGAGTCAGCAGTCTTGAGCGCTGCTATCTTTTTGTAGGGTACGTTGTAGGGCTTTACTTGTGATTTAGGCTTTCGCTTCTTATTATCATGGTTGAATTGTTGTGTGAGTAGGGCCGTGATACCCGCAGCTTTGTTGACGCCGCCTGCTGTAGGCATGCCAAGGCCACTCTCTTCCCCGGTTTGAAAAGGCTCACGGTCGAACTCAGCCCACAACTCCTGCTTCTCATTGGCGCGGGCATCCCCAGGACCTCCAGCGTGCGCAATGGGGCCTGCCACCGTCGCCGTTTTAGGGAGAGGATCGTATATAATGGGGCATGCTGCGGTCGCTATTTTTTTGCGAGCAGCGATAACGCCATTCATGTAGGCGAGCTGTAGCGCTCGGTTAGTCATTGAAGTTGTAGTTCACACGGTGTGAAGGTGGAGCACCCATGTAGGCAACCGAGCGCTCATGTCCTCGTTCGTCTGACTTTTGGCGGCGGCGGCCTTGAGCCAGATGCTTTTGGAGCTCACGTTGCATCTTGTAGGGGTCGGTGAAGATTTCGCCTAGCTCGTCCTGGCGTTTTGTCTGGCCTTCGTGCTCACGACGACCAGCTTCGGCACCCAAGGGGCGGCCGATGAGCGCACCCAATGTACCAGCGCCTGCGCCACCGATGAGAGCACCCAGGCCTGGGCGCTTGGCCAGTGACCCAAGGCCTGCACCTGTGAGAGCGCCTATGCCTCCACCCAGCAAACCACCGCCGATGGTTCCCTTCGTTTTTCCACTCTCCATGAAGTCTTGCTCTGAAGAAATAGGAGTAGTGAGCGCCCGCTGAAGAAAAGAATCCAACTCGGTTTGTCGAATACCCTCAGGCATGTCTGCGTCCTCCAACATATCTCGTTCGCCTCTACCTATTTCAGGTAGACGCTCTATGCCGAGCTTGGTGAAGGCTTCCTGTTGGCCCGTGGTGTAGGAGATACGTAGGTAGGTATGCACGGTGCCCTCAACTGTGATGGAAGCGACTGACGTTTCGATACCCTGAGCTCAAACTACCGTAGGCACTCTCAAGGTTATTCTGTGTCTTGATGCGTTGGACAAGCTGGGTCCATTCACCATTCAAGGTCTGGTACAGTGAGATATACAGAGGGTACTTATCGTCGATGCCTATAGGAGCTACATCCCCATCCTGATAAGTAGCCTGATTTCGTAGTTGCAGAATAGCACAGCTATTGATCAGATAGGCGGTGACCCCAAGCAGGAGGATGTACTGCAAGTGGGAAGGCCAGGCCTGCGGTGAAATCATAGATTGCGGGGTGAACGCATTATACTTGGAGGTCACCATTTCAATACCCTGGTTGATGTCATCGAGGGTGAATTCGACGGTATCAAGCAGGATATTTTTGTCCGGCGTGTCCTGCATAAATCTGCGGACTTGATCTACGGTCAGGATGACCGGAGTTGCCGGTGTGGCGACGACAGGCATTTAGGACCAGTCCCATCCAAGGCCGAAGGTTGCACGAAGAATAGCGCCACTGGCAGCAGCGGTGCTGATGAAGTACAGGTGTTGGCCTGGGTGAAGCAGAACACCTGTGTCAGCAACGCGCGGGTCGTAGGTCTTGGAGATGTACTGGGTGGCAGCGAACGTGTCGACGATGATGTCTTCTTCACGGTAGAGCGCAGCATCGGCAGCGTCATAGGGGACGTTACTGACGTTGTCAGGGCGAGCTCCAGTGCCATCGATGCCTGCCACATGCAGCGTCAGGGCCGCAGAGGCGCCCAGGTTGGCCGTCAGGTGCATGAGGCGGATAGGCTTGCCCGTGTCGATGGGACAAACGATACGCCCACCAGCAGCCTGCTGGGGGTATTTGAAGATCCCACGCTCCATGACCATGAAAGGTCCAACACCGCCACCTCCTACATCATCAAGCGCTTGGGTGTCGCTGAATTGGTTGGCTCCCGTCAGGAAAATCTGGATCGTGGTCAGGTTGCCGAATTTCAGCCCTGCAGTGGTTCGCGGAGTACCCATGATTATACCGTTACCTCTGTGGTATCTGGACCGAACTCATTGGTCTTGTGATACACGATTGTATACGTTTCGCCCGGCTCGACAAAGACCGGACTGAGCCAAGTTCCGCCTGCATTCGTGATGGTAGAGCCCACTACGTTGGCCAGTTGATTTGTGTCCCAGTCAATCTTCTTGTACACGCGGATCGTCGCTCCGTCGATGGGAGTGCCACCCTGTGATACGTATTGTAGAGCGTTTTGACTGCCTGTGTCAGCAGCCAACGCGATGAAATGCAGCGTCGGGACTTCAACAGGGTCATTGCCGGCTTTGAAAGGCGTGGGGGCTTCGTCTTCGGCGGTGTTTCCAAACCGGTCGAGTACCCGCATCCGGTAGTATCGGTAGGGGATTTCGATGTCGTCATAGAAAAAGTAGCCCCCAGCGTCGTCGTAGTTTACGCCAGGGATTTGGTGAAGGATCTGCACCAACGTGGTGTACGGCCCTTCAATGCCGGTGTCGCTACTGAGAACGTCGTAGGCGATGATGTTTGGCGTGGTGCCTGGTAGCCATTTGATTCGTTGTGTCGCCATGGTTTACCACCTAGCAAAACGCGCGCAGCATCTCAAGGATGTGCGCGCGTCTTAGTGCGAGAGATGCGTAGCGGTTATTTTTTGCTGCGTTTACGCCTACGACTTGAAGAACTTCTTTCAGCAGGCTCTTCTGCAGCAGATTCGGACACGGGTTCCTCTGCGGCGGGGGGAGCAGGCTCTGGTTCTGGCTTAGCTTCAGCCGGAACTTTGACAGTCTTCTCGTCGTCCCGTGCTGACTCCGTGGAAGGAGGCGGCTTGGGAGCTGCTGCCTTTTTGGGGGCAGCCTTCTTGGGTGTAGGCGCTGCTGGCGGAGCGGTCGCAAGAACAGGGGCACCGTCCTTGGTGATCTCCGCCAACATCTCCTGCCGCATGTATTTCTGGACGAGCTCGTGGCCGAGGCCTTCGTCAGTAACACACCGCACGCGGAAACTACGCTGGTTGAAGAGCAGAGGCTGCCCTGCGTAGTCCTTGACCTGACTTAGATCGAGGGTGCAGGGCTTGGTCAGTTTTAGCCAGTGAAGCTTCATGTCATTACCTAACGCTGGGGCCAGGGCCGCAGACTATCAGGTGATGTCTACGCGGACCATCGAAGCGGTGTTACCGATGCCGATGCCCGGTGCCGCGTACGAGTGGAAGAAGATCATGTCCGCTTCCTGCTTGATGAACAGAGTCGCATCTTGCAGGAGGAAGAAGTTGCCGAAGAAGTTCTCCGGCGCGAACATGTACATCGAGTGCGTCGCGCCACCTTGCGGTGTGAGGATGTCCGTCTTGATGGTCGAGACCACCGGGATACCCCAGAGACGCTCTTCCTTCTCGATGCCCTCACGGTAGTGAGCGGACGCCACGTCGTCACCGACGCTGGTCGCAGGCAGGTCGAGAGCCTCGTAGTAGGTCTGCTTGGTCATCAGGATCTTGCCGATGGGCAGGCGCCGACCGACGAGATTCTGGAAGCCCAGCTTGAAGGCAGCCGACGTAAAGCCAGCAGCCGCCACGACCTGTGCGGGGAGCGTTGCCAGAAGGGTGTTCACCGTACCGATGAACTTGATGTCCTCCTGGTCGGCCATGTCCTTCACAGAGTTGTCCGAAAGGATCTTTCGGATGTCGTTCTGGTAGGTCATGAGCTCGAACTTGCTCTTGCGGAACCGCTGTGACTCAGTCTTTCCGAAGAAGACTGCGTAACGCGGGCCGCGGAACAGAGTCCGA